CATCAGCCTTGCTTCACTTACAAAATCAAGAACGAACTCTTGTACATGCCGGGGATCGGCAGAGACTGCGTTCGATTCAATCTGTCGAGCAGACGCTTCCTCGAGCAAGCGGCAAAAGTAGCTCAGATCTACCCGGTCACGCGAGTCTCAGAACATGCCGCCTGCATACAGTCGAGCGCGCACAAGATTCTCACCGTCGATGAGATGGCAGAGATTCTCGGGTACCAGTCTCGATCGTACACCCGGCTCCTGAAGGCAGAGGGATACACGCACAAGGCAATCGTGCGGTCGACACTGAGCAACCAGATCAAGACCTTAACGAAGCTTGGCTTCACCCAGCAGGAAACGTCGGACAAGCTCGGCATCAACAGCAACCGGCAGTTCAGGAAATATGTCTAGTGACGCGACATGTGTCCAAATTGATACCTATTTTGGTATGAATTGAATCTAGCCCGAGCGGTACCATGAACGTATAGTTGATCGGAATCTAGCCATTCGAGATCCCGATCATGAACGCCGAAGCACTACCTGATGGCACCATTGTTTATTCGGTCGACGGTCACTGCGGCGACCGCCCTTACGTCTTCGAAGACACCGACCGCGAGCGCCTGCTCCGCATCGAAGAGCTTCACATCATCCTATCTGCCCAGCACTCACAGCCCCCGGAGTCGTGCTGATGTGGCTGACGATAGAGGTCGATCCCTCCGACCCTCGCCTTGACACCTCCGGCTCTTACGCCAAGCGCCATCAAGAACCCATCGACATCGGCAACGACCGCACTGAGCTGGCGTGGCTGTACGACATCGACGTTCAGTGTCACACCTTCGACGGGTGCGAGGTTCTCGAGTACGACCACGACGCGCTGTATGAGCATTTCGAGAGGACCATCGCAGATGACTGAAGAAGAGAAGAAACCCGGACACATCAAGCTCGGCGACAAGTGGTACGCGCTCGTCGCCACACGGATTCACGAGTTCCGCTCGAGCGAGGAATACGCAGGCTGGACGATCGACACCAAGGTCACGCATGGGAAGCAATCGATCCTCGTGCGTTGCGAGATCCTCGACCCTGACGGTCGCCTGCGCTCGACTGGTCACAGTGAGAAGCCTTGGCGCGACGGTAAGGCGAGCCGATCCGAAGGCGTCGAGCGGACTGAGACCGCCGCTGTCGGACGCGCCCTCGCCTCTCTGGGGCTTCTGGCTGACGCCGGGATCGCATCATACGAGGAGGTCGGGGACTCGATGCTCGAGGAGCTGACCGATCTGCGGAAACAGAATGAGAAGCTCCTGCGGCACACGCTCTGCCTGAGAGATTGCCTCGAGTCTGCCGCTCGCATCCGCTGGGGAATGAAGCGGGAGAAGTGGGACGTCGTGGTCGAGTCATACGAAGAACTCACCGACGACCAGAAGATCAGCCTGTTCGCCATCAGCACACGCGACGGCGGCATCTGGTCGACAGCGGAAAGACAAATGATGAAGGAAGGCGAAGGAGTCAGAGCCGCTCGCCGCGCATATTACGAAACCGAAGAGGAAGACGACGATGAGTAAGCAAGCACCGCGCTGGTTGAATGGCCTGTTCTTCAACGAGACAACGTCAGACGCGCAGAAGAAATACTTCGCAGGCACTCTCTCGTTCATCACCGAAGAGGAGTCGATCGACAAGTTCTGCGACAACCTCAAGGCGATGGCGAAGATGTACCGCGAGATCGATCAGAAGTACCTGAAGGTCAAGATCGCTCGCAACCAAGAGAAGGACGCGAAGACCGAGTTCAGCTTCGAGCGCGACGACTGGTCGAAGGACGGCGCACTGCTCGAGAAGGTGAAGGCATGGCAGGACGGCGGCGACCAGCCCACCAAGTCAGACGACAAGCCCACCCAGCCCAAAGAGTCAGACGACCTCCCCGGCTTCGCTGACGAGGAGGACATTCCCTTCTGATGAGCGACTCAATTGAACATGACTTTGATCCACTGACACCGGCTGAGTTCTCCGCCAAGTACCCGCAGTTCGACAGTCTGGTCAATCTCGACTGGTCGATCAGGCAACGTCGGGTGAACGGAATGCTCGAGGAGGGATCGATCGTCGAGACGAAGGTCGGGACTCGTACCCGGTGCCGCATTGTCCCCGCCCTGATGGGCCAGAGGCTGACCGGGAAGCGAGCAGTCCGACCGACCGGTGACTTGATGCTCGAGCAGATGGTCGCCACGAACGAACGACTCAGCGCACTCGAGGCTCGGCTAAACGCGGTCCTCTCGGTCATCAGCGAGAAGTATTGATGTCGACCGGCAAGGACTGCCCGAAGTGCAACTGGCCGCTTCACGAGGTGTGGAAGGTCGGCGAGGTGGCGAGCGAGAAGCTCAAGCTGAGAGGCTGGTACTGCCCCCACTGTCTTCACTTCGACCCGGCCATAGGACGCGAGCGCCAGTTCACAGTTGATCACGATGGCACCACTCATCGGACGAACGGAAAGTGATTGCGCGTCGGGGGCTTACTCCTTCCCCCGGCGGCTAGACCAGCGAGCGGTTCTCTCGCTCCCAAGTGTGGTTGGCATCAGCCCACAGGTTGCAATTGATGCACTTCACGGCTTCCGGACACTTGGTCAAAAGACCCCCATCGCCGGGTAATTTGCGTCACTCCGAACTATCCACAGGTTGTTGCTTGCATTGTGCGGCGCACCCGCCTATCTTGAGAGTGGTACTCGGCAGGACGCACTTGCAGTAATGTCCTTCCGTACAGTAGTCGGCAGAGAGAGAGGCTGGCGGCGTAGTCGGTGAGCGAGGAATCCCGACCCCTACTGCTGGGTGGAGCAGGAACGCGGTGAGCTGTTGGGAGAAGTTCCACATGGAAAACCACAGGCGCATCGCTGACGGACATGACACCCCCAACTCTGGGACATCCGCTGAAAACACATCAGCCAGAAAACGAAAGAGAAAGGAACCATCGATGTCAAAACAGGAGAAAGCGTATGAGCAAAATTCCAATTCATTGAATGAGAGAACCAACATGAAGACAGCAACAACAGAAACACGACGCATGACCGACATCGACCTCGCTCGCGAACCCATCCTCAGAGAGATGGTCCGCACCCGGCTCAAGTCATTGAAGAAGGTGTTCAAGTCGAAGACCGGGCAGACCGGCGTTCAGATGCAAGAGAACCTCGGCTGGGGCAAAGGTGTCTGGATGGGCCTGCTCTACAGTGACGAGGTGAGAGTCAAGTTCACGACCGGACGCATCGAGACACTCACTCGATACATGGGCGGTGACGTGAATGAGATGCTTGCGTATGCACCCGTCCCTAATATCGAGCCGCTACTGAAACCCGAACACACAACTCAGCTCCGGTTCGCGAGTAACGATGACGCGTCATCCCGTCACGAAGCACCCGCTGACATCGCACTTCATCAAACACCCGGTGCCGGGGGATCGGCTGAACGATGTCCGTTCAATGTCGAACTCCTCGCAAAGCAGATGGTTGAGCATGAGGTCGGCGAGCTGGTATCGATCCGCGCCGACGACATGTCGATGATCAATCTCACGACGCTGATCGCTGACCTGACTGCTGTACTATGCAAGCGAGCAACTCAGCACGACATGCCACTCGATGTCCCGGACTGGCAATGAGTTTCTGCTCAGACACTGCAATCAAACGGGGAGCTTCGGCTCCCTTTTTTGGGCGCAATCTGGGCGCAACTTCACACTCATTCGCACTCTTTTCGGGGGGTAGTGCTACCGAGTGGCACCGAGTGAAATGGCTTAAACACTGGTGCTGAGACGAGTGCCGCAGAGTAGTAATACTATATGGCACCGTCTTGAAAACCGTTGAGGGGTGACCCTCCGTAGGTTCGAATCCTACGCCCACCGCCACTAACCCCCTGTTTTTGGGGGTTTTTTTTGCCTGTTGTAAATGGTGCCACATGGTCCCATACTGGGTCTGGGCGCAACTTGGGCGCAACTCTGACTCAAGTGCGATCACAACCCTTTCGACAGGAGATACAAAATGAACTACCGACAATATCGATTCCAAGTACAACAGCGCGACAGCGCGAAGCTCGTTGCTGAATACGAAGCTGATGGTATGGGTCACATGGCTGACACCGAATGGACTAACCGACTGAAGAAGTCGTACCCCATGAAGTCAGCGAGCAAAGAGTTTGAATACTGCCTGCAACATTTCGGTGCCGCCCATCTTCGTGACTTCCGTCTGATCGACGTCCGGACCGGGCGCGTCATCGACGACCACATCTGCGAGGTGTCAGCATGAGCCTCCCCTACACCATCACCGTTCAGTTCAACGCCGCCAAGTGCGGCTGGACTGTCATCTGCCACGACGACGCTGACAACTTTGTCGGTGTTCGTTACTACCCCACGATGGACCCGGCAGTCAGCTTCGCCCACCAGCAGTGCTACAAGATCATGGACCTCGGCAACGACATCGCCTTGACCGTGTTCCGTCGCGACGGCGATCGTGCCTACTCCGTCTCACCTCAACAATTCAATCGAGCATACGAGCGAGACGTCATGCAACAGATCGAGCGCGACTTCCGTCACGGTGTTGTCGTCGAGTTCACAGGAGAAGCGGCATGAGTGTTTACATCAACAAGCGGAATGACCGGAATCTGGCATACCGCGCAGAGGTACAAGTCGGCGGCATGAAGAAGATTTCGAAGTCGTTCGAGACCAAGTCCGCCGCGAAGGAATGGGGACAGGAGATGGAACGCCTGCTCAAAAATTCCAAGTTCACTCCCTCCTTGAATTCGAAGGATCGACTTCTCGTTCAAGCGATCGACATCTACATCAAGGACGTGGTGCCAACCAAGTCGGAGAACTCTCGTCAGCAAACGATGAATCGTCTCAACGAGTGGAAGCGTCTGCTCGGTTCGACTCGCATGATCGAGATCACCGGCACCAAGATTCATCACCTCCTCGACAAACAGAAGAACCAAGGTCCGACCAAGAACCGCAAGCTCGGCACCCTGTCCTCTGTCATGACGTACTTCACCAAAGCGCCGAACCAATGGCTCAGCGAGAACCCCTGTCACAAAGTGCTGAGATGGCCGGAGAACGACAACCGGACGAACACGTTCACCGATGAGCAGTTTGACACGCTGTATCAGGACGCTCTCGAATGCTCTCTGACTGCGGCGTGGTGGATGAAGCCGCGACGACAGCTCCCGCTGTACCTCCGACTCATCAGGGAGACTGGCATCCGCAGAGCAGAGTCTCGTCGCATCCTCGTTCGGGACATGGAATGGGACGACGTGTACCTGACCATCAAAGGCAAGGACATCGTGAAGGAAACCGGCAAGCACCTCGAGCGCCTGACCATCATCAGCGAGGAGCTGAGAGATGACCTCGCGAAGATGGTGGCAGACGAGAACCTCTCGCCTGACGATCCCCTGTTCAAAGGCAAGCTCGGCAAATGCACCAGCTTCGACAATCACTTCGCTGAGATTAGGAAGCGACACGGACTCGGCGGACCCCAGCGCGGGTTTCACTGCATCCGTCACACGGCGATCACAGACATGTCGCGCAAGACTCAGGACATCTACAAGCTCAAGATGTTCAGCGGTCACAAGACGACAGCGATGCTCGACGTCTACGTCAACAAGAACAGGGACGACTTGAAAGCGTTGTTCGAACTTTAATCTTCAAAAGGAATTGAATCATGACTAAGAAATATATCGCACCACTATCACTCATCGCCCTTTGCCTCGCCGCTTTGTATGCGACATTGAGCGACACCGATCGAGCGCGGCTGTTCAACGCCGCTCAAGCGAAGACCGATCAGCTTGCGGCGGCTATGACTTCGAAGCCAATTGATGTCGAGGCTGAGATCGAGACTGAGTGGAATGAGACCGAGATCGAGACTGAGGTTGTAGTCTCCAATCTCGAGCTTTGTACGCAAGTCAGCACCCTTGCCGAAACCATAATGCAGAACCGTCAGAGCGGAGTGCCAATGTCTGCAATGATGGAAGTAGTACCAGCCGACTCACTAGCAACAACATTGGTCATTGACGCTTACGACTACCCCCGCCTCAGTATCAAGAGCAATCAAGACGACTACATCAGGGACTTCGCCGATCAAGCGATGCTCGATTGCTACAAGACAATGGAGGCTTCGTCATGAGATGCGAGAACAAGGTCAGTCAGACGTACTACCGCGACGGCGAACACATCCCTCGCACCATCGAGTTGCGCTGTGGGTCGACCTCGATCCACGGCTCGACGCTGGTGTGCGGCACATGCCAAGACAAGCATCACGACGGCTGGCCTGACCGCTGTCGTCACGGTGTCCTGTACACTCAGTACGACGTCGACTGCATGGCGTGTGAGATGGGGGAAGACTGATGGACAAGTTCATCGTGATGGGACGGGACGAGTGCAACGACGAGTTCCGCCCGAGCAACCTGACTCACCCCTCGCAGTCCGACGCTCACAACGAGCTGGTCGAGTTGCGCGACCGCTACCCGGAAGCTCGATCGATGTGGGTCGAGCTACTGAAGGACAAGGACTTCTTTATGCGAGAGCGTGAGGAGTGGGACACCCACCTGTACGGCGAGCCGCCCGATCCTGATTGGATGTATGACTGACCGCTGATACACTGCGGCGGTCATCTCCTGTCGAAGCCCTTCGGGGTTGGAAGTGACACCGGCCAGAGGGTCAAACCTCTGCGCCGGTTTTTTTTCGCCTCGAACTTTTGGTCGTCACCTTTTGAATCTGCTCAAGGCTGGCGGCTATCCGCTCCAACGCCTCGACCAGCCGCTCGATCAATTCGTACTCGTCTTCGTCGTCACTCATCCTCGTCGACCTCGACTTCCTCGTCGTTGATGATGATGGTGATCTGAACCTCGGGGGTCTCGTCCCTCTGCATCGATCGGATCGCCTCGAGTTGCTCCATTGTCATCGAGCATCCCCCCACCCCAAGAAGGAGGAGACCGATGATCGTGCGTTTAGTTGCCACTGGTGACAGTCAACGTCTTGTGGCTCTGAGCGTACCCGTAGCTCATCGGCCCGTTCACGATACGAGTCCCGCTGAATCCGATTACCGGGAGACCCTGCAAAGTCTTTCCCGCGTTGTCGGCTGGCATCGCATTCGCGAACCCGATCTTCGCCGCGCCTGCCTGATAGGGATACGAGATAGCCGTCGCCGTATCGATCAGCAATGCCGAGTCACTGTGAAACGACATGGCACTCACGCTGTCGCATAGGTCGCCTTCGACGCCAGTGCTGTCAGGAACGAATGTACCGGTCCCTGTCGTGCGATTGGCGCTCCGGTCATACCGTGTCAGGGTGATCGCTTCACACGCTGTATTGTCCTCTGAGGAGCTGTCATAGGACTTCGTGAAAGGTGCGCTGGCCGTCTCGGTATTCGTGAAGAACCGACGCGTCACAGTCGTCGCGATCCAGTCGGTCTCCGCCGCGATCGTGTCCTCGGTCTGAACCTCGTTCTGAATCCACTGAGTAGTGAGTGCCGCACTGAGTGCCAATGCCCCGGCGTTCTGCTGGCCGGTGTAGTCGTGCGTCGTACCGTTCACGCTGGCGCTGGTGACTCCCTCGTCCAGCTCGGGCGCAAGCGTCCCGGTCCCGGTGTGATAGTTCGTCGCAGGCTTCGCCCATCCGTCGATGTGAGTGACCGGCACATTCATCGAGTACGCCTTCTCAGGGTTGATGAAGATCGCGTTGCCTGACAAGCCGCCGGTCGGCGAGGTGACACTGGTCGCCGTATTGGTAGACCAGATTCCTGACGTCCACAGCTCCATCACCGCATCACAGTCAGAGAGATCAATCGAAGCGTCGACGACACCAAGCTCGATGACCTCGACGTGTCCGAGCTGAGTGCGAGAGAGTGACGCGTCGCCCTTCTCGTTGTCGTACAGGTACGGGACGAACGGTTGCCGCCGCAGGGTCGCCCCGCTGAAGAGCGTCGTCTGACTGCCGCCGTATGATCCGTTCGGCGTCCCTAGTTCGGGAACGGTACACGTCGTGTCTGTTGCCAGCACCGCCGCGCCTTCACCTTCTTTGTCGATGGCGAGAGCGAGGATGTCGTTCGGGGGGAGGTACGCATTGAACTCGAGAACCACTTCGGAGTTCCGTCCCTCTAAGAAGCGAACCTTGATTGCTTTGTTCTCGCTCGAGCTGGTGTTCATGATGTGAAGGTAGGTGTTCGAGCTATTCATCACACTGTAAAACGGGTACAACAAAACCTGTCCCGTATTGTCCTCGTTGACATATTGTTGCGCCGACAATGATGTCGACACTGTTATCGCGGACACCGCCGCGCTGATCTTTTTCATGTTCATGATGCCGCCCTCTTGTGAAATGAATGAGCAGAGACCGAGTACCTCACGAGTGAGGCAGACGGCCCCGGCCCCTACTCAACAGATTCCTTCACGACCTCGGGTCGCTCCGGCCAAATAATCTTTTTCGGCCAGCCGGGTTGCTCTGGCAGATCGCGAAGCGCCTGACGATAGTCGAGCCAATCCTGTACGTTGGCGACGCAGGCGTCGGGGAAGTTGAAGAAGTCGCTCTGCGCGAGAAGCTCGTTGCGGTCGAAACGAATCGACAGCTCATAGCTTTCAAACTGAGCCGCCGCTTCTTCTTCGGTGTACTTGACGATGTCCCAGCCCACTGTCTCTTGAAATGGTGAGGTGATGTCTTGCGCGACGAGGTACTCAGTCCACGGATCGAACTCAGGCTGGGGGAGCGAGCGCGTGTGAATCTCCTGCGCCATGTACACCTCTGGCTCGACGTCCAGCTCGCCAGTCATGGGAATCGGGCATTCACTCTTGTGAGCCTGCGCCCTATTCCAGAAGCCGGTGACCACGGAACCGACCGCCGCGATCAGCTCTTCCAGCTTCTCTCTGCTGAAGTCGGGCGGGTTTAGTGACTTGTAGTATTGCCAGTCCGGGTTATCCGGAGAGGTGAACTTCAGGAGAATGTATTCCCTCTCTGGCTCATACTCTTCAATCTCATATTTGATTTTCATTTTGTCCGTCCTCAACAAGTTCTGTATGCGATGTACATCGCGCCGTAGTCACCCTGCTTGCCGTTCTCGGCCATCGTCCCGTTGTTGTACGACCCGCCGCCACCACCTCCCGCGCCCTTCTCAGAGCCTGCTGTGGCGTACCCTGAAGCTGGCGTCGGCTGAACTGACTTGCCTCCCGTCCCGCCGTTCCGAACTCCTCCGGCACCTGTATTTCCGATCCCGGCACCACCACCGCCAGCGCCGTATCGTTTCTGTTGGACCGTATAGTTCATACCGTTTCCGCCTTTGCCTCCGTAGCGATAAGGATCTGACGAGCCGACAACTCCGTTGCCGCCGACCTGATCAGACCCGCCACCACCACCCGCGCCGCCCGAATTTCCCGTACCGCCATTTTTTTGAGTGCCAACTCCACCCGACTGATGACCCCCGCCATATTTGCAAGCACCACCCCCGCCATTTCCGCCCGGACGTCCGGTTTCGGTATTGCCATTTGAGTACGTCCCACCACCTCCGCCGCCGAGAAATTGAGCGGAGCCGTCGACTATCGTTGCGCCGCCCGGAGACCCTGTATTGTTGAACGTGCCTCCTGCTCCGGGCTTGCCGCAAACTGCGCCATTGCCAGCGCCAGCGACTGCGGCATAGGTAGCCAGAGACGTTTGGCCCCCACCACCGCCACCCCCACACCGCGAAGCTCCTCCCGAAATTTGGTGCGAATTCCCGCCAGCTCCTCCGCCAGCTCCTGCGCCAGTGATCATTCGATAGAGGTTGTTATCCGAGCCGCCCGAAGCGATCGAGGTCACGGTGAAACGAGTCGACGCGTTGCTGTTGGTTATCTTGTGGATCTTCCAGACACCTTCGGTGACGATGCTGTTGCCGCCGGACCCGACGATGCAACTAACGCTCGAGCCGCCGTAGTAGTGACTGATCGCGCAGTTGTTGTGACCGCGACCAGACGTCCCGTTCTTAGGACACCAGTCGTTGTCGGTCGAGCCGTTCTTGCGGAGGTTGAAGTTCTTCACTGTCCCAGCGGCATACTCGGCCCATATCTGCGACATCTTCAACATGCCGCTGTTTGGTAATGCCATCAGCCATCCCCCTTGAGTGAAGCGACTTCCGCTTTGAGAACACGGACTTCCTCGGACAGCTCGCGCAACCCTTCGATGAGCGGAGCGATCAGCTTCTCTATCTTCACCCCTTTGAATCCGCTGGCCTGCTCTCTCACCAGCTCCGGGAATACAGCTTCAACGTCCTGCGCGATGACCGAGTAGTCGTGGCCCTCGTAGATGTCCTGCTTATCATTCCAGTCGTACTCGACGCCGCGCAGTTGAAGCACCTTCTCGAGCGCCGACTCGATCGGCTTGATGTTGTCCTTCAGTCTCTCGTCCGACGTGTAGTAGGCGATCACGTCGGCTTTGCTTCTGATGACACTGGACGCGTCGATGTATGTCACATTCAACCGGTCGCCCAAATCGAGACCCGACCGGAATGTATAAACAGAGCTTGATGCGAACGTACCCGCCGTGATGTTTGCCGCCGTGTGATTGTGCGAGCTGGGTGCGTACCCGGCATGAGTGTGGTCGCCTCTCGCGACTTCGGTGTACTGACTGCCGAAGTTCTTGTTGAACGCCGAATACTTCGTGACGATCTTTGGCTCGTACTCTGAGTGAGTGTGACCGGTCGGTGAATACTGGCTGTGAGTGTGACCGCTCAGTGCGTACTCACTGTGAGTGTGGTTTCCCTGCGCGACAGTCCCTGCCGTCGTGCCGAAGTTTTTGTTGAACGCGCTGTTCTCTGAGAAGTTGGGTTTGTAGTCGCCTTTCACCTGATACCAGCCGTCGAGCGTTGTCTTGTTGACTGAGACAACCGGTGTCGAGGGAGTGCTTGAGTCAACCGAGATCCCCGACCCTGCGCCGACGCTAGTGATGCCGCCGCTATACACCTCGCCCATCAGGAACCAACAGCCGCCGGTCCCCTCTGTTACCTTGTCGCCGTTGGTGTCGTGGTTCTTCGAGTAACCCATCGCGTTGCCGACGTTGACATACTGACCAGCAAAGCCGATCCAGTTACCCGCCGCGATGCCTGCCGTATTGTTGATGTACATGTCGCCATGTTCGGGACCGGCTGGCGGATTGGTCGTCACGTCATACCCGCCCATGAAGTTCAGCTCAGTCTCGATCAGCTTCGGGGGGTTGTTCTCCCAGCTCGAACCGTTCCACTGAAGATAGTCATCCTTCACCAGCGAAGAGAGACCGACGTCACCCATCAGCTCGATCGTGTAGTCACCCTCTGCTGGCATAACCTCGCCGTCGCGACCGTTAAACTTCACGACACCAAAGTCGAGATTCGCTTCGAGGTACTCGAGGATCTCCGTCATGTTGATCTGGTCAGGACCGATGCCATCCGTGTCGCCGATCAGAATGTCTGACGACCCGGTGTACATCCAAAGCGATACCTTCCCGCCCTGTACCTGTTGAGTCCACAGTCCGCCAGCGGTCAGGTAGTCAGGACGAGACTCCGTTGTGAAGTTGGTTGAGTCCAGCGCGGCGACCAGCTCGTTCAGATGCTGAGCCAGATCGATACCTGACTCGGTGAATGCGTTGATCGGCCACGCCGCAGGCCGCACCATTCTTTCTTCTTTGCTCATGGGGTCTCTTCCTTTTGTGCGTAGATCAGAATCCGCGACTTGCGGATGCCTGCATCTGCGTCGGGTTCGTCGTTGTTCAATCTGATTCGGAACTCAAGCTCCCCGGTGATCGGGAACTCGGATGAGGTGAACTCTTGCCAAACATCGGAGCCGGGTAGCTTCACCTCGTGAAACAGCGTGACGTTGCCAGCGGAGCCGCCAGCTTGTGCCATCGTCTCGACCTCACTCAACAGCGGCCACTCAGCGATGAACTCCCAGCTCTCCCCATCCTCTGCGAATGGCAACAAGTCCTCACTGACGATCCGAGTCTCAGCGAGCGTCGGGATGGTCGAGGTCTCGTCGTAATAGAAGAACGCCTCTTGTATTCCGTTCTCGACTGGCGTGTTCGGATCGAGGAACAGCGTCTGAGAGTTCTCACGCCTGAACAGGTTGTCGAGTGTGCCGACCCAATCGGGGTGACCCTGTATGACTTGGATCAATTGCCATCCGTCGTTCGGATCGATGCCGCCGGGGTTCAACAGGTAGTCGGACATCCGACCGACATTCCCGCTCGTGTCGGTTGCTCTGATCATGAACTTGCCGGGACGATAGAAGTCGAAAGCCTCGAGCGTGTCCCACTCCACGACCGCAACGACCTGAGAGTCCTCCCAATCGCCGCCAGTGCGCGATGAGTACCTGATCTCGTAATAGTCCACATCGGGAGCTTCTGACGCTGACCATGTGATTGTGACGCGATCAGGGTCTAGCGGATCGATCCTGACAATGAAGTCGTCAGGAGCTGGCGGACCCTCGGTGTCATAGATGAGTTGCCAATCAAGTACGGCGCGACCGGAGCCAGAGACAATCCCATCGACGAGACCGTCAATGATGAACTGCCCCTGATGGTATAGATCGCCCTGCGGGATATGATCAACGTCGCCAGTGAAGGATGTATCTGTTCCCTCATACAGAATGATCGGGTCTTTCTTGGGTATCGTGACTCGGTTGAAGTACGGCTTCGGCTGACGGGGATACAGCGTGAGCCTGTATGAAGTGATGTCTCCTGCGGCGCTACCAACTGCCGTCCAAGTGAAGTCGACCTGAGACTTCGGATAGCGATCGACATAGTAGATCGACTGCGTGTAACTGCCCTCGATGCTGTAGTCCAGCTCAGAAGAGCTTGTCCTATTCCACGGCCCGACATAGCCCCACTTGTCCGTCGCTCTGATCCAGTACGCGCCCGTCACCCTGTTACCAGTGAGGTCGAGTGTCTCAGTGTTCGGGGGAACGAAGTCGATGAACTGTGCGTCGAGAATGTTCTGACTGTTCGGGTCGGGATCGTGCTTGATGTCGTACTCGACGATCAGGTTGTACGGATCGTAAAGATCCTTCCACTCAAGGTGAGGATCGTCGCCACCGAACCAGTCGAACGGCTCAACCAGACCGGGCGCGGGAGCGCCGTTGATGAGTCCGTCGTACACCGCCATCTCGCTGTCATTGCCGCTGGTGTCAGTGCAAATTATTCCAAACGATTCGCCCCAGACGTCCATGCTGAACGGGAACGTCGCGTACTCGTCATACGGTCCCGCCTTGCCGACCTCCTCCCACTCGAGGTTGTCGCCTTCTGTCCGCTTGCGATACAGCGTGTACCCGCCGATGTCCGGTGCGTCCGGATACTTCCAGAAGAACTTTGTCCAACCCGGCTCGACGACCACGAAGAACGGTTGAGGTTCTGGCGGAGGGATGCGGTCGATCGACTGGCTGACGAATACGCCTGCGCCCTGTCCGTCGTACCCGAGCTGAGTGATCGGCGTGACCGTGTAGATGCCCGGACCAAACTCGTTGGTATTCGATTGATACTTATGCTCGAACTCTCGCTTCTCTGCGGTGAGCATTGCGACATCGATGTTCGTTGACTGCCCTGCCTGCGTGAACGTAACGCGCCACCCTGAGAGCTGTGCGTCTGCCGTCAGCAAGTCCCACGTCAGCGCCGACACTGAGATCGGCTGACGGTTGATGTACTCGAGATATGAGTACCCATCGAGGTCGACCGTTCTGGCGTTGCCGCCGTTGTTCGGATTCTGGGGATCACCATCACCGCCCGGAGTCCACTCGGGGAAAGCACCCTCGTCGGTTTTGTATACCCGCTCGTCGTATGGCACGAGCGACAACTCAGCAGAGAAGTCAGGCAACGGACGGATCGAGTTCACGATGTACTTCTTCGTCACCAGATTCTTCTCACCGATAACGATGAAACCTTGACCGGTGAGCGGAGCAGTGAACCGCTCGTCGAGCTGTACGGTGCGCCCGATGATCGATACGACTCGGCCCTGCTTTACACCGTCGTCGCTTTTGATCGTGTAATGCGGATCGTTGTAAGCGTTTGGCTCCTCACTGATGACGATCGTGTCCGCCGATACTTGGTCAACGATAAGATGCGAGCCGCCTCCGAGCGCCGCAACATCGGTCGCCACTTCCACCACATCGCCACGCTGTACAACGAGCGACTCAGCCGCCACGCTGAGAGTGAATGTTTCCTGACGCAAGACCATCTGACCAAGGTTGTACATTCCGTACTGCGCGGCGAAGTGCCAGTTGGTGCAACCGAATGTCTTCAGGTCTTCGAAGTCTGTGGCGTTCGTGATGTCGTAGCCCGGACGGTATATCGTGACCTCGCCCTTCTGGTAACCGAGATCGGGGGAAACGAATTCAACATTCAGTCCGTGAGGTATCTTCGGGAAGATCCTTTCACCCTTGAAGTTCCACGAGTTCGCAGGAGTGAAGACCTGACGAACCTGTTCGCCTCGATCAACGTCCTGCATGATCTGGATCAATCCGTTCTGTCCCATGATCAACTGTGCGCGACACATGGCGAGGATGTTCTGAACTGTCTCAATCACCGGAGCTTGTGCGGCGAGTACGATGTCCGTCGTGTACCGGAACCGCTCTACCGTCTCGCCCTTGTACTCGTACTCAACCTTCTCTCGACACACTTGCGCGAACTGGCGGAACGACGCGAGGTCGAGCTGGTCTTCTGTCACATAGCCGGGACAGTCTTGAGAGTTCAGCGGGTATCGGATCTGTTGCGCTCGATGGCCGGTCAGGATGTCAGCAACAACCCACGCGGGATTGCGACTGTCTGTCGGCTCGGTCCACTGGTTGCCGTTGTGTCCCCGGAGCTTTGACGTCACGACCCCGGTGATCTGATTCAGGTTGCCTTGTACATTCTCCGAAGCCTCGAGACGGATCTCGCTCATCGTGTGCTTGCGCTTCAGATTCAATACCGACCGGCGACCGTCCTCGATGTCTGTGAACGGGTAACCTCGTGAAGCAATGCGCGTCCAGTACGCCGAATTGAAGTATTGGTTTTTGTCGTCGCTGTTTTCAGTGTCGCCTATTCTCTCGACCTTGATTTCATACTCGCCCTGTTCCGGAAACTGAATGACGATCGACGCTTTGGCTGGCTTGGTCTCGTCACCGTACAGGCTGAACCGCGCCCCGAAGTATTCGGGATTGATGCCGGGATAGTTGATGTTCGGGAAGCCAGCATATCGAGGCATGAACCTCGAGCCAGTAGCGCGACCCGGCGCTCCGGTCGAATTCTTCAGCGTCCAGTATTCGGTAATGATCTCGCCTGAGAAACCGGGCGTTCTGCTACTTGTTTGGAATGTGCCTGCGTAGTTCCTGAAGTTTGCGGTGTCGCTGGGTACTGTCGATCCCCGGACCCAAACCGAGAACCCCAAGACATTCCAAGTCGAGGAGTCGCCCGGTATATACCCGAACGAAGAAAAGCCGGTGACCATGACATACGTCTCGTTCCCCGACGTCTGGTCGTAAAGGTTTGTGTCGTCCTCCCCCGGACCGCCGTCGCCAGTGTCAACGCTCTCACCCGCGACAACGAAGTTCGGTGACACATAAGCGGTGTCCGGAAACTGAACTCCGTTCGGCGGCGGTGCGTCGACGAAGTTCTGAAGATTGGTCGCGATCAGGAACTGAAGACTCTCGTTGTCCGCTACCACTGGCGCTCGATAGGTGAACTGCCAGAGACGATTCGCGGTGATCTCGTTTTCGCTGATGAGTTCGAACTGGTCGGTCGCATCAGTAGAGTTCGACGCTCGAATGAAACTCAAGTCGGTGCGGCTTACCTGATACACCTCCTTGTCGAACGCAAGGGAGAACGTGAACGTCTCACCGGACTGCACCGTCGACGGTACGTTGATCGTGATCGACGGGTTGCCCTCCGGGTTCGGATTGTTGGGGTCGACCGATCCCTGACCGAACCAGATGTGTGCGTCGCCTGCGTACCCCTCAGTCCCGGTCGGCCAGTTGAGCCACTCACTATCACCGCGCTTCCGATAGGTACCCTCGAAGGTAACGCCGAGACGCTGGAGGTCACCGTTCTTGTCGTAGTACGCGATCCCCTGCGGGAAGCTCAGCTCAACGACTGCCGAGTACGCTGTCGGCACTGTCGTCGCAACACCGACATCACCGTCAGAGCTGAGACCGACGCTCAGCTCCTGAGAGTTGAGCGGGTACTGAAGCAACTGAAGCGGCACCGGAGCGAGACCCGCCGCCGGGTTGTTCTCGTCCGCATAGGCTGGCGTGTTCTCGTGAGAGATGATGGTGCCGTTGAAGTATGCGATCTGCGTATCACCCGCTCGTATATCCGAGACGCGGTTCGCACCGAGACCCCAATCGACAAGCGTCGTGAACACGGTTGAGTCACCGGCTGAAAATACCTCTGGTTGACTCGCGAGGTTGCCGACCATCTTCATTCGGCCATACACGACGGGGACCACCTGATACGGTCTCGCCTGATTCGACTGACCCGTTATGAAGTACGACTCACCGGAATCGAATCCAGAGTTCGGAAGGTTGATCGAGGGAGGTGGCACGACAGCATTCAGAATCAACGTGCCGACCGTCGTCAGTACCGCCGTCGTTGTGAGTACCGCCGCACTCGTGGCCGCAGTCGATAGCGTAGTGCCGAACGTGGTGTTGATGAAGCCAACAAGTTGAGGAGCAAAGACGACAGCCGCAACCGCAATCGCAATCGTCGCGATGAGTCTGAATATCTCCTTGCCGCCATCACCGCCTGCCGGTCGAACCAAGATCGAGACCACATCATTCGAACGGGGGATGAAGTTCTCCCACTGATCCCGCTCGAGCATCGTGCCGTTGACCTTGATCTGCATGTACTGCCACATCGTTGGCGCACAATTTGCGTGACCCAATATCTCGGCAATGGTCAGACCGTGACCGATCTCGAAGTGCATCGGCTCCGGTACTGCCGGAGTTGGAATCACTGCACCCATCGGTAAACCTCTCGAAGTCGTCGCGCCCATGACACGGAACTCAATCTCTCGAGACAGCTCTCGGTGTTCTGGAATGCGTGAAGGAAGTCATCGCCCTCGAGCATGATCCCGACGTGAATTGGTTGACCCAGAATATTGAAGACCAAGACGTCGCCGTACTTCGGCTCGTCCTCTACCTTCAACCACTGGACCTTGTTTTCGTTTATGGCATCGGCAACCGATCCATGATCCTCGGCGCTCGTGTACGCCCAGAGATAGTCCGGAACCTCGACGTCGAGTTGCTCTTTGTGCCAGAGCTGTACCAATCCCCAACAGTCACAGCCATCACGGTCGCGACCTCGGTTGAGATATGGGATGCCGACGTAACTCATTGAAGCGCGAAGAACAGACCGGGAAACTCATTCTGCGAGTACATCGCCTGAAGAGTCTTCCGCGCTCCGAATTGGGAGCTGACCAATGTGAAGCTGACCGTGACTGCGTCATAGTCAGCCGCGCCAACTTGCATGAAGTCGATCACCTTCTCGACCTGATCCATGTCACGAGTCGACACGATCTCGAACTTCACAAGCGGCGGCTCTTGAGTCTGCCGCACCAAGTCCATGAACTCCGGCGACAGGTTGTATGTGTTCAGCTTGAGAGCCTTTGGCTTGCCGCCATCCTCCGGGGGGAGAACAACATCAAACGGAAACGGCTCATACACGCGCCCCCGAGATATGACTGCCTCGTTGTTGTTCACCAGATACAGCGTCTCCGACAACTGCGGAGAAGTAATCGTCAGCAGAAAGAAGATAGCCTCTTCGGAGTGATCCGAGTGAAGCGTGTTCTCGAACTCGACAGTCGTCACCAGTTTGAGCCTTGAAACATCTGAACTGACGCTTCGAAATGATTGGCGTCGGGCCAAGTGATAGTCGGCGGAGTCGTCCAGAGGAACAGCTCTGTCGAGCCGTATGGCGTCTGACAGAATGTCGGGATCGTCCCCTGCGCCTGATCCCTGTTGAACCAGAACATGAAGAGCTGGTACTTGTCAGCCGTGAGCTTGACGGTGACTTGCACCGTTCGATTGATTCCGGTGAACCGACGCCGGGTCCGCACGTTGCCCTTGTCCATTGTGTTGCGAACCACGTTGTCCGATTGCGTTTCATTCCACGTCGACCAGCAACCGTCGAGACCCTCCGGGGGGAGTGTTGTTGTTCCGTCGTATGCCATCAGTACCCGAGCCTCCTCGCGCCGAATGTGGACGACATCACTTTGTCGAAGTCACCCCCAGCGAATCCGTTTCTCACAGTGTTCTTGATGAGGACATCGATCTCGATGCCGCCGTTCGAGTCTTGTCGCTCGGTGACCGAGACGTCGTCGTTGCCGTAGTTGTTCACGTTCACCGTGACGGGTGATGTGTTGCCACTGCTCGCTGACTGGTTTGAAACGAGACGACCAACAGTCATCGCAGTCGCCTGCTCTCCTGCTCTCGTCATCCCGCCCTGACCCTGCGCGATCGATGCGGTCACAGTCTCTGGAAGTTCAACCCCCGCCGCTTTCGGGAACAGGTTCCCGGATACAGCGGTGAAGAACTGCGTGAAGATTTCGTTGAGTACGATCTTCGCGATTGTCTTGAGTACCGACTTCGCAAAGTCATCGAACGCAAGCTCGCCCTCGGCTAGACCGTCAACGAGTTCGGTTGTGAAGTCACTGATGAAACCATCCGCCGCGTCCTGAATCTTTTCAAGCGCCTCTTGCGCGACCCCGGCATAGTTCTCGATCGGCTCGGGATCTGGGGTGAATCCCTCGAGCGCCGCAATCTGCTTTTCAATCTGTGCTATCAACGCCGGGTCGGTGACCAGCTTGAGCGCGGCATACATAATGCCGAGCTGTTCAGCCGTGTCATTGGCTTCAGCGTTCAAGCCTTCAACGAACTTGTTCACTTTCGCTTCGAACTGACCGACAGGGTCGAGCGCGTAGTACGCCTCCTCAGTTACTCTCGCAATCGCCGCCGCCATCTCAGTCGGCCCGATAGCGCCTGCAAGCGTCGCCTCTTGAATCCGTAGAATTCTCTGTTCGTATTCATAAAACGGATCTTTCGCCATCTCGATTTCTTTGACGACATCGGCGAACTTTTTCAGACTAGCGTCTTGATCGATCTTCGGCGTGATGACTGTGTTGTTCACCGTATCGGCGAAGTCACCGTATTCCATCCGCAAGTCATAGTAAGTTTGCGACCACTTCGTGATCAGCTCTATCGCATTAGCAATTCCATCTTCATCGCCAGCTTCTTGAGCGGCGCGGAGCTTGTCTTCGAATTGCTCAATACGCGACAGAGCCAAAGCCATCTGACCTTCACCATCAAGCGCACCAAACAGGTCCAATACAGACGCCGTGAATCTGATGACTGCCGTGTTCACCTTTGTGCTGACAATCTTTTCTAGCCTGTCCATCTCATCAGTGAGATTCGCCGCCGCTTTGACGGTGCCTTCTCCCATGATGATTCCGGCGCGTCTTGCTTCTGCCGCGAACTCTTTCATCGCCGCCGAACCGTTGCCGATCAGGTTGACGAGCGCGGCACCCTCTGAGTCGAACGCTTTAAACGCCAGCCGCAGTTTCTCTTGTTGGGTTGTTGCCCTGCCAACCGCTTCGGCGTATTGCTCGAGGAGTTCGACCGTTGACTTGTTCGTGCCGTCAGCATTCTTGAAAACGATGCCAAGCTCTTGAGTCGTCTTTAAAAGTTCGCCGGTACCCTTCGCCGCTTCGCCCATTCTCCGAGCGAAACGCTGAATACCCATGTCGAGCTGACGAACATCGACGCCGCTTTGTGAAGCCGCGAATCGCAACTCCTGAAGCTCTTCAGCACTGACCCCGACTTTTTGCGAGACCTTATCGATTGAGTCACCAAATGCGATCGCCTCTTTGGTGAGGTTGGTGACAGCCTGAATACTGAAAGCGCCAGCCAGAGCGCCGAGACTGATACCCAACTTCCCGAGCGTCGCGTTGAGCTTGTCCAGCCCCTTGCTCGAGCGTTTGGTGTTCTTGTCCATCCGCTTGAGCTGGCCGTCCATCCTCTTGACGCCAGCCTCGAACGCCGCAGTCTGAAGCTCGAGCTGGACCGATAACTTCGCGAGATCCTTATCTGCTGTCGCCATTTATTTGACCCTCCCTCTCCGGAACCCGTACTTCGACTGATCTGACTTGCTCTTCGCGTACACCTTGGTCGCCTCGGTATAGAGCGCCTTCGTTGTTCCTTTCACGATGTACTTCGTGATCCGTCTGCGGTGCCGGTTGTATGTCTTCTCGAAGAACGGGTGATATGCCTTGCCTCTCGCGTGATCGACTTCCAGAGTCCGGTAATACCAGAGACCCCTCGTCTCTCCCTTCGCTTTGCGGAGACCGACGAAGACAGACGGGTTCTTCCACTTGCCGTATGACTTCAGCCCGATGCTCTTCTTCAGTTTCGAGGGATTGCTTCTCTTCGGAGCCGCTCGCCACAATTGCTTTCGCAACTCAAGACCAGCCTGTCGGAGTCCGGTCTTCGCCGCCGCCTTCGAGACGGTAGGACCGAACGCCTTCATCTGCTTCGAAAGGAAGTCAGCGCCGACAAGCTTCATTGATGAGCCTGTCTTCACGTCAGCCTCGACACGATTTCCGCTGGCGACATGGCAGTCATGTCACCCTTCTTCTTCCTCTCCTCTTTGTCGCGAGCTTCCGCTTGCTTGTTGAGGTGAGTGATCCAGCCGAAGTATTCGGTGACCGGCATCTGTTTGATTTCCCAGACGCACTTGTGCAACCGCTCCGCCAGATGAAAGAGGTTCTCTTCAACTGGCGTCATCATCACTGCCCATACCGCAGACATCGAGCGCGTGTGGCGCAAAGTCATTCAGCTTCGAGATGCCGATCTGATTACCGACCGGCTCCCCGTTCAGGAACACTGTCAGCTTCAGGATGTCGACTTGCGCTTCGAAGCGTTTGTCGTCGTCCTGTAACTTCCCGAGAACAGGGAGCATCGACTCAACTGTCGGCTCCCTGAACTCGTACTCCGTGTCCTCGATGATTACCTTCTTTGTCTTTAACATGAGTACCCTCCGTCTCGGGTATGTGGTTGATGATTAGGCGCAAGGTCCGAATGCGTGGCGTGTTGCACTGCCCTTCACGAACTCGATCGAATATTGCACAGCGCCGTCGATAGGAAGTTCCCAGCTCATGCCAAGAGCAGTGACCGGCATGATGAGATAGCCGCCAGCTTCGCCAAGGTCGATCCGGAGATAACGCTGGTCCTTGAATTGGTATGCTTCGTACAGCGCGATGTAATCCTCGTCACAGGTATCTACATAACCGACGAGTGTTGCTGTCCCGCTGTCCACCACGGAACTCGCAATCGTGGCCGTCGGATCACAGAACGTCGGCACCCCGGTCGTTCCCGGTGTGTTCGAGTTATCAGTGAACTCAGACGGACAGAGCTTGGTCATTGCGTCCGCTTTGTAGTGCGCGAAGTTTCCTGCCTTGGAAGCTACGGTCTCTCTGGTGCTGTCACAGCCGAGAAGCTTGAAGCCAGAGTTCGACCAGTCGTCCACGATCTGAACATTGTCGACCGAACCCCAATTGGTGTTAGAGCAGACAACGATGTCGCCGTCGGCTCCGCCTGATGTTGTTGCCGTGATCGACGTCGGCTTCCCTTGAGCTGGTGCCGCCCCCATTGTCCCGGTCGTTGGTGTCCCGGTCGTCAGCCAGAAGGTGACGGTATCTGTTGAATGTGCTGTCATGATTGTCTCTCCGAGAAGGTGTATTCAATGATGTATTCGATTTGATAACCGGAGTTCACGTTGCCGCTTGAAAACTCTTGGACGCCACTCGCTCCGGTAATCGTCAACTGACCAGTCGCATCGCGAAAGCTCAGAAGTGTTTTGATATCCAGCTCGACAATCGCGAGAAGTGTGCCGTCACCCACACCCGCCATTCCGTTGAATATGAGGGACACTTCCCCCTCTTCTTCCCACGACCCTTCGCAAAAGGTTTTCTTCTCACGAAGCGTCACATCGAACGAAGCCGTGACCCATGTCTCTTCGGATGGGTTCTGCTCGAGATTGATCGTGTCGTAGTACGGCGTCTGAATCTGCGCGTCCTGAAGCCACGATCGAAATGTAGTTCTGACATATTGCGAACTCATCTCACTTCCCTTTGATCACACAGCGCCACCCAACGAGCAGATCGTTGAGGTACACCGGGAATACTTCGTTGATCGTGTACCGCTCTGATGCAACGAGAACTCGATCCATTTTCTTCACGACCGGAACATCACGCTCACGAACGGTCACGACTTTCACGCCGACCCCATACGCCGCGATCAGCTCTTCACTGTTGCTTGTCTTGAAGCCGACAATGCAACTGACCGAGTCGCCGGACATACTCTCGACAACAGCCGGGACACCCAGCGTCTCGATCGTTGCCTCGTACTTCGCCCGGATGTCAGATCGATTGTTCAGCATTCCCACAACCTGTAGAGATTGAGAACGATTTGATCTTGCTGAGAGATCGGACCGAAGTTCGTACCGAGTCCGATGTCAGTCGACCAGCTCGTGCCAGCGTTGTATGAAATGGTTCCGACGTCGGGGATTGTGATCCGCGATACCTTGTCCGCCGTCTCGCCCCCGGTGCTGATCTGCCACTGGTTCTTGATTGCGTTCATCAGGACTTGCAGGAGATCCGCAGGCCACTCGTCCGCCTTATAGCCGCCGGAGTATTGGAGCTGATGGAAGTTCTTGTGCTGGTAATTAGGGAACCAGATCACGCCGCGCTCGTTGTCGACGAGGTACTCGTTCTTCACGCTGTCGATGTACACCGACCCGCTCACCGGCCAGAGATGCAACTGCCATCCGTTACCCTTCTGCGGCAACTTCAGCTCTTGATGATTGTCACGCCACTCGAAGAGACGGTTGCAGTACCGCTCGACGAAAGCCATCGTCACCTTCATCGCCGCAATGATCTGGTCGTCGTAATCGGGGACGTTGATCTCGAGCCAGTCCTTGATTGAATCCAGATCCCAGCCCGGACCCGTCGAGATGTCTTGGCACCCGACATCACGCCAAACGCCGTGAACACTAGAACCCGGAGGAAGCGTGACGTATTCCCACGTCCGACCGCCCTCACTGTGAAGGTCGCCTTGCTCCGGACCCTCCGGCCAGTGAATCTCTCTAAGCTGTGCCATCGGGTTCGCCCTCGTAATATTTGTAATCAGTCGCGGTTCCCAGAACCTCAAACGCAGATTCAGAATCCGTCACGCATAGTTGCTCGTCTGCGTTGTGATAAAGCCGCTTGATGTCGCACGTCTGCTCATCGATCAAGAACCACGCCTGATATCCGTCGTTCATGACAACCCGCTCACCGCTCTCACTGCCGTCTTCCTCTGTGACGGTCTTCCATTCCTCGGTAACCAGCATTCCCTTCACAACACTCAACGCGTCCTCGAGCGTCTTGGCATCGATCCGCGTGGCGATCGGCAAAGAGATCATTCGTCTTCCGATAACAATGAAACTCATCAAACCCCCCTGATCCGGACTTCTGCGAACTGCGTCAGATACTTCTTCCCATAGGTCGCCTGCCCATCACTTGAAGGCACATGGTCGGGGCCATAAAGAAGTTGGTAGTGAGCGACCGTGATGTACTGCTTCCCGACCGGGACGTTCAGAGCCGCACTGACGGGCCTGTCGCTAAAGGTGCCGTAATATTGAATGCTCCAAAGGACATCGAGCGCACCGGAGAGAAATCCGGTACTCGCCGCGATGACACTGATCTGTCCGGGCGCGCCTTTGTCGTTAGCACTGCCGAAGCCCTTGATCTTTCCGTCGAGTGCGAACCGAGTGTGGCCGCTTGAGTATCCGTGATAATGGCACTCGCTCCACTGATCAGGATCTGACTGTCGAGACGCTCCGAGACGAAGATAGTTCACACCGCAATCGCACTCGAGATTTCCGGGGTTCATGTAGTAAGCGCAATTCGCGACCCCGGTGTTGTAGTTCTTCGCGTTCCACGAAGAATTCAAATTCCGGTGACAACTGACGCAAGTGCCACGCAACGCCAACATGCTGACATTGCCACTGGTGGTCGCGGCGGTTCTGTCTCTGATCGAGGCTTGTGTGAGATAGCCGTTGCCGTACATCGTGCTGACACCGCAATCGGTGAGCAACTCTCTGAACTTGATGTTTCCTGACCGGGGGATCATTGCTTCAGATCCTCAAGCTCGGATCGAAGCGCGTTGCACTCACTGATGAGATACGCGATCAGACCGTTGTACGCGACAGCCTTGAAACCCTTGTCGTCTTCGAACACGAGATGACCAAGACCCGCCGCTTCCAGCTCCTGCGCGATAACGCCTGCCGCCTTGTGTCCGGTTTCTTTCCAGTCCCATTCCCGCGCCTCGATGCCAGCCAGCATCCCCGGCGGCGCTCGCCTGATGTTTGTCTTGAGACGCACGTCACTCGACGCGACAAAGTCTGTCGCTGTGAGTGTCCCTGCGATGGTTGAGTTGCCTGACAACGGAACAAAGTTACCGCCGCCGCCTTGCCCCTTCAGCTCATACTTGCCGTCGCTCTCTGCCTTGGTGTAGGACGCGCCGACAGCCGCATAGTTGTGAGTGTGACTCGATGCGGCGTATTCGCTGTGAGTGTGGCCCGATGACGCGTAGCTTCCTTTCGGTTGCCACTTGTTATCGGACTCGGCTTTCGTATACGACGCGCCGACCAGCGCATAGTTGCCAGCCGGTTGATAGCTTCCCTTCGGTTGCCACTTGCTGTCGCTCTCAGCCTTCGTGTATGACGCGCCGACGAGAGCATAGTTGCCGTCGGGCGCGTAGTTGCCAGCGGGTTGATATGCCGCGTCCGATTCCGACTTCGTGTAGGACGCGCCGATCACCGCGTACTTCGCGTCTGATTCTGCCTTCGTGTATGACACACCGTTGAGAGAGTAGTCGCCGATCAGTTGATACTTACCATCCGACTCGACCTTCGTGTATGACGCACCGTTGAGAGCGTAGTCACCCTGCAACTGATACTTCGCGTCTGACTCCGCCTTGGTGTATGAGTCCGGGACTTGAATCGGAAGATTGGTCAGAGCGGAACCGTCACCAACAAACGAGCCAGCAATGACCGCGCCAGTTGTCTCGATCCCGGTGTATCTCACCTCGGTCACGTCGTCCCAGCCCATCGAGTTCGACTTGAACATCGCGCCGCCTGCGACGTGAATCGCAAACTCCGCCGGGACGATATTGTCCTCGGCTTTCTTCAAGAGATGATCGTCGTCTATCTCGAACGCAGGCATCTCAATCTGAACCCACTTCGCCCCATCCCATACCCAGCCGTCATATTCATCGTCGACGCTTGGGTTGCTTGGGAACCCGATCAATGCTGGCTCACTCATTGTGATTCACCTCAGATAGTAGCTTTGAGATCACAGCGTCGATCCCGTCAATCACCGCTGACCGGAGACCCTCGACCGTATCCTCTTCGGTGATGGCTTCCTTCAGCGTGGCGAACGCCGCGACCATCGTGCTTGCCGGAACCGCTCCGACATCTGATGCGCTGACGACTACGGAACCGACTCTTCCGTTTACTGAGAGAACTGTGTCTGGTGGGAGCTGGCGACCAGTGACTTCGAACCAGAACTGGCCGTCGTAACAATACAAACCCTTGTCGGATGTCGAGTACCAGAGATCACCTTCAGCCGCGAGGTCGGTCGGCGCGCTCTCGGCGATCTTGACGTTCGCACCTTCGATCGAGTTGCCGTCGGCATCGAGGAAGACATCAGCCGAGACGGAAGCGAACCCGGTCATCAACGGCTTACCGCCCCGGTGTTCTCTCCCTCGAATGACGTTGTCGCCCTGCATTTCGAGATCGCCGTTGCGACCGATAGCCAAGATGCCCTCGACGCCTGCGGCGTAAATGAACGAACCCTCCATTGCGAGCGGGTCTGTCACGGCTCCGTTGTAACCAATACGACCGACGAAAGGTAAGCTGTCGCTGTCGTCTGAGAATTTCAGGACGAAGCCACCTTCCTGCACGTCTTGCTTGTCAGTCTTGTTGATATAGAGGTCTGAATATTCTTGTTTCGGGTCACCGTTGATCTCAGTGATCACCCCGGCGACGAGCGAGTACAGTTGGCCGGTAGCCGTATCGATAGCAAGCTCGCCCGAATCCAAACTATCAGGAACCCCGACTCCTCTTTTTATCTTGAGTGTGTTTGTCACTGGCGCGACTCCTACTTGCTCGGACGTGCTGTATAGGTGCCGCCATCGATGACGTCAGTGAACTTGATATGCTCGTTAAACATCGAAATCAGATCGCCCTGATTCTCAATCGATCCACCGATCAGACCCCAATTGGTCGCGTCCGTGTGGAAGCTAAACAAGATCCAGCCGTGAACCCCGTCAGAGACGAGCCAGTCGTTCGGATAAGCTGTGTCGCCGTTAGCCTTGCCGCCGGAAGAGTAGTCAGACCCGTCACCCTCGGTCCCTTCGAGTACACCCTCTTCATCGACGACTACATACAGACCCTTGCACTCTGTCGCCGCAATAAGTGGCTGACCGATTTCGAGTCCTGCCGCCGCGCCTTCCGGGGTCCAGCTTGTGATGACGTTATCTTTCGCGCTATACGTTCCGCCCAATACCAGACCGGTGATCTCACCCTGCAAAGCATTCTTGAGCTTGAGGATCTCTTCGGTGTTGATGGCGATGTCTTCGGCGTTGTCCTTTATGCCTTCCTCGTTGTCGCTGACTTTGTCGACCAGACCGGAACCCTCGGAACCGTCACCGTCGACAGTCAGCTCGAGAGCTTCGATGTCCTTCTTGTTCTGATCGATGTTTCCGACGTTGATCGCGATGCCTTGCGTGTTGGTATCGATGTTCGCCGCGTTCTGAGCGATCAGCTCCGCAAGCGAGTCGCCGCTATCCGGGATCACCAAACCTTTCAGCTCGGCGATGTCTTCTTCGTTGACAGTGACGCGACCTTCCAGCTCGGTGATGTCAATATATCCCGGCACATTCGGATCGATGTTCGTGATGAAGTCGGGAAGATTGAGAATGTCTTCCCACTTGATTTCCGAGATCCCCATCACGACGACATCGGTGCCGTTCGAGCTTGAGTAGATTGTATTCGTGCCGAGATCGAGACCCAGCTCACCGCGCTTCAATTCGCCGTTTTGCGGAACTCCGTTTCCGATCTTTTGAATCATGACTGTCATGGGTTAGTTCCTCTCGTGCTGATAGGTGCCAGCGATAATCTCGGTCTCGAGTTGCATGAGTCGCTGTTCGATGATTGCGTTCGCGTCTTCCTGAGTGGTTGCTCCGCGAGTCGTTGGGTTCGTCAGCTTTACGTCAGCCGTCGTTGTTACCTGTTCGGCGTAACCGGACGCCGACACAAAGAAGTCGCCCTGCCACACGAAAAGTTGATTGCCACCGGTACCGCCTGTGTCTGTCCAGAAGTCACCGACATCGAGGTCGGCTGGATTTGGCGGAAGATCAGCAACTATGTTTTTCGCCATTACTCTGACTCCTTCAGACAGCTATCAAGTTGCAGGAAGTAGTTGCCGCTCAGTGTCGTGTCGTCATCGAAGCCGTACTCTTCTAATTCGAAGATCCACATCGCATCGGTAGGGGCTTCACCGGTTGGCGAATCGTTCTTCTCAGCACCGATCACGAACTTGGACATGAACATTTTCCCG